TTATTGAAGGGATGATCGGGACGATCGACAAGTGTCGCCACTTGTAGAACGTTTCTCACCAGCCACCCGGCTGGTCCCTTCACAGCGTCCTCCACGGACTGGAATTCCAGTATCCCGGAGAGGTTACCAGAATATGCTCTTGCGAACATTTCTTGGTAAGCTGTATTATCAGCCTGGACGGCTGATAACGGGTCCCAGGCACTACTGTGTCTGGGGTCCAAACCGCTGCGAGAACGAATTTGTGAGTACTTGTAAGAGTACCAATTCTTAATCGCAGTTGAGATCTGGACGTTCACCGCTACAGCAGACTTACGGGGAGCTGACAACTCCCACGCCAAAGCTTTCGCCAGGCGCTCTTTGTAGGGCAAACCCCTCGGGTTGTATCCCAAACCATATGGTTCGGCGGCATCACAAAGCCACCGAGCCACTGCACGTTGCTTCGGCAACAGGTAAGGGATCGTGCGGTACCCCAAATTCTTGACTTGTTCCAGAAACGAGTTGTCATTTGGCTCGTCACCGTACTTAAGCCCGTGCAGGATACAGTGTCGCAAGATTACTCTTCCTGCGAATTCAGCCACGTCCTTAGACGAGACTGATTTGTCCTGCGCTATAGGGCAACCAATTACCCCCAGCACGCGCTGATACTCTTCCGCTACCGAGTCATCCCAGATGACTATATCATCACCAAGGATCCGGTAAGGGAAGTCGGCCCTCCCCTTCTCGATACATATGCCTCTTACAAGAGCATGATGACCGAGAGAGAAGAGGGCGAAACACGGGTACAGCCCCAACGGCATACCTCTGTTCCAGCGCATACTAAGCACCTTCCGTACGGAAGACTTCAGGGGCGTATACCACGACCCCTTACTGACTCCCTTAAGGAGACGCTTAGCAGGTCCGGGGACTCTCGCGAATCCGAGGACCCTCTCTAGCAGTGTGTAAGGAAACACATCTGTCGCATTAGACAGATCCACCGAGTGCACCTGTACTCGTTGGGCTAGAATTCCCTGGATCGCGAACACTCCACTGTCCTGGTGGAAGCAGCAATCCTCTGGAACTTTTCTCAACCAATTAAAGAGTTGTCGCCCAAGCGGCTCAAGCGCTAACTGGAGAATCCTATTAGGGTTCGCCACAGCTCGCAACTTGTAGCCGGGTTCTTGAATGAACCCGATTATACCGACCCGATGTAAGGCATGCCAACCATACATGGGTTCGGTGGATCGCTTAACGCGGCCAGCATAAGGTGTGCCAGTCACAACAGGCTCTATTAAGTGCCGACGCACTTCGTCATCGAACGTGTTGTCGCGCAGGAAGTCAAGCTGGTGCAAGACCTCCCTCTCCTCCAGGGTTTTCCTGAAGTGGGGAATTCTCTTTCCTTCTCTTGGTTGGAAGGTTATCAAGGGTTGAGGCGTACCCCGATACGTCGGGGGCTGCGGTAGGGATCGCAGCCCGAGTGCTACGTACCGGTTTGCATCTCGCAGATCGGACATCGCAGGCTCCGGCTTACGCACAGCAGATGAAAACTTCACCCACTGGCGATGAGTGACTACCCGCGATCGGTATCGCGTGTAGGCAATCATGACCTGCCATACCCGGTGGAGTGTTCTGCG